CCCAAAGTGTAAAAAAATTACACAGATTTGGAGTATGTTAACTTTTGCCGTTAACTTTTTTTGTATATTTGTAGTTAACAAAAGTTAACAAATGGTTAAAACCCTTAAGGCTAGTGAGCTTGCGAAGGCTTTAAATATTGCCACTGCTCAAATATCAATGGCGGTAAAACGTAGTAAATTGATTAGAAGTGATGATAAAACCTTTGATATTCATCATGCATTAAACAAACTATGGATACAAAAGAAGCTCGATCAAGGATGTACATTCGACATTAATCGTGCATACATTAAAGGAATAATAAAAAAGCCTACACCCATTAAGCAGAATAAACCAAAATCAGAACCAAAGACAAAAGATAGAAAAAGCAAAAAGGAACGTGGTTTTGATGATGGTGATGAGTTGGATAATTATGCATGTGACAAGGCGTTGCATGAATTAAAATTATTAAAAAATAAAGCCGCATTGGCAGAGTTACAAGTTTCTAAAATGGATGGTACATTAATACCAACCGATTCGGTCCAAGATGTTGTGTTGTGGGTTATAGATACTTTTCATAATACATACTCTCAGGAGGTTAAAAATTTAGCTGAAACATGTATCCAAGTGTTTGGCGGTGATCATGATCAATTGGTTGAATTGAGAAAGGATTTAAATGAGAGTTTAGTACGCCAAAAGAATGAGGCAAAGGAAAGTATATTGTCTGGAATTCAAGGCATCATTGCTGAATATAAAGAGGTTCGTGGCCGTGGTGAAAGGAAATAATGAGCGAATTAATAAATAAATATAAGGGTATATTTAAAAAGATAAGTATTAGTTCATCGGAATTATTACCATCTGAATATGCAGAGAAAAACCGCACATTACACAGCGATGTAAGCACATTACAAGGAAAATTCAAGTATAAATACACACCTTATTTAAGGGAGGTTGTTGATACTTTGAGCCCATACCACCCGGCAAAGGTTGTTGGTATAATGAAAGGGGCACAAATAGGCCTAACGGAGGGATTATTAGTTAATGGTATTCTATGGATAATTGCAAATAACCCTGGTAATATAATGGCTTTATCTGCAAATGATGATTTAAGTAGGGAAATGGTTGAGAGTCGTTTGGATTCCGGTATTGCTAGTTGTGGCATTACACATTTGATAAGGCCCAATACTATTAGGAAAAGGAATAATAGGACCGGAGACACATCAAAAAGTAAAGAGTTTGCCGGCGGTCGTTTGTTTGCTGGAGGATTAAAAAGCATTGACAAGCTAGGTAAGCAAAGATCAATTAAGTACGGATTTTTTGATGATTGGGATTCGGCCCCAATTTCCGATAAGGACCAAGGTAGCATCTTTGATTTGATACAACAAAGATTTAGTACGGCCGCCCATTCCATGAAACAATATTACATATCAACTCCAGAAAATAAGCCATCAAATATTGAAAAGGTTTATTTGATGGGTGATCAAAGAAAATGGAAAGTACCTTGCCCGGAATGCGGTGAGTATATCGAATTACTTTGGAGTGAAAAGAAAGGAGATAAAAGGGTTGGAATTGTATTTGAGGCAACGGAGGATGGTGATTTAATTGAGGATTCAGTTGGTTATGTGTGTCAAGAATGCGGAGAATTTTGGAAGGAAAAACACAAGCATAAAATAAATCAAAAGGGTAAATGGGTGCCAACTGCAAAACCCAGCCGCCCGGGCTATTACTCATACCATATTCCGGCATGGGCTGCGGCTCCTCATATGTACGGATGGACACATTACGCCTATCAGTGGTTAGAGATTTTTAAAAGTGGGCAAGAAAGTAAAAGCAAATTGCGCGTGTTTAAAAATATTGTAATGGGTTTACCATTTGAGGAACGTATGAAAAATGTAAGTAGCAACAAACTTGCAAAGAATACCCGTAATTATGAAATTGGAACAGTACCGACAAAATTAAGTCGTGATCATGGTAATGGAGAAATTGTATTGATTACGTGCGCATGTGATTTGAATGGAACATTAGATGATGCGCGTTTAGATTATGAGGTTGTTGCATGGAGTGAAACAGGATCATCATATAGTATTGACCATGGATCAGTTGGCACTTATTGGCCAAAAAAGAAAAAAGATAATAGGGACCTGTGGACATACAGGAATGAAAGCCCAAACAATGTTTGGGATTATTTTTTAAATGAAATTCTATCAAAAGATTATATAACTGATGAGAATTTTATTATGAAAATTGCATATACCGGAATTGATACGGGTGTATATACACATTATGCGTATGAGTTAATTGATTCATATCCAGAAATGCTTATTGGTTTAAAGGGTGATTCAAACGAAATAAAAATGACTCGCGATATGCCATGTTTTAAACCAGGTCGGGAAAGGCCAGGATTGTATATACTCGCCACTGGTAAGATAAAAGATGATTTGGCAGAAAGGATTGATTTAAAATGGTCCGATGGAAATATACAACCGGCCGGATTTATGAATTTCCCAATACCATCTGATAATAAATACACTGTAAGTCGATTTTTTACTCAGTATGAGCAAGAAACAAAAGAGATAACACGCAATGATGATGGTGATCAAGTAAGTTGGAAATGGGTGCGTAAAAATAGCCATGCGCACAACCATTATTGGGATGTTGCAGTTTATAATATTGCTGTTAGGGATATTTTTGCAAAAAAGGTATGTAAAGATGTTAAAATTAAGAATCCAACATGGGCAGATTTTGTAAACCTAGTAAAGCAAATAAGCGGAAAACAATAGTGAACGAATAGAGAACATAAGCGGAAAACAATAGCGAACGAAGGGCGCAAATAATAGGTAAACAATAAAAAAACAATTGTTTATTATTTCATTACTTTTTATTATGTATAATACTATGTAAATTTACGTTTTATTTTCTTATGTCTGAAATTACTGAAAGTGTATATATTGCTAGTAATACTGGTTTAGTCAATCGGCTTGATCGTATTAGTAGTATTATTGAGGCTTTGGAATTGCGTATGGTGTCCGTTGGTGTCACTAATAGCACAACCAAGGAATATACGTTGGATGATGGGCAAACAAAAATCCAGACAGAATATAATACGGCTGTAGATATGGCAAATGCCATTATGGCATTTGAAAGGCTAAAGCATAAAATTATAAATCAGTTAAACGGTAGAAATATGGTTTTAAGGCCGGCAAGGGGGTTAAGTTAATGAAATTATTTGGTCGTGAGCTTGTATGGAAAACTGATAATATACAATCAAATGGAGGCATTAGCCCAAATTGGTCTGGTAATAATATGGTTTCTTTTGACGGCGAGGTAACGCCATACGAACTTGGAACGCCGTATGATTTCCAAGTTGATTATTATGCAATGCGTTTACGCGCATGGGAGTCATTTTTAAAAACTGATATTATACAAAACGCAATACATAAATACGTATTATGGGTTGTTGGTTCTGGTTTAAAGTTGCAATCTGATCCGGTAGCTGAGATTTTGAAAGATATTAGTGAGGATGATTTGAAATTGTTTATTTCCGAGGTTGAAGCAAATTTCAGATTATATGCAAAATCAAAACGATCCACATATAGCGGTGAGACAAATTTACATGCGCAAGCTGCTGAAGCAACAAAAAATGCATTAATATCCGGCGATGTTCTTTGTATATTGCGTTTAAAAGGTGGAAATTTAACAACGGATATTATTGATGGTTGCTATGTTCAAAATCCGACAGGTACGGACCATTTTAAAAATGCAGAGAATAATGGAAATGTAATTGTTGATGGTGTTGAGGTTGATAAAAAGGGTTCGCATGTAGCATATTATATTTATGATGGGTTTATGAAGTACACCCGTGTTTCTGCTTATGGTGTCCGTTCTGGTAAGCGGATGGCATGGTTATATTATAGCAGAAAACACAAAATAAATGATACTCGTGGAATGTCGTTGTTGTCTGCAGTATTGGAAACGGCTGATAAAATTAATAGATATAAGGATGCCACAATTGGAAGTGCAGAGGAAAATAATAAAATTCCATACACAATTGAGCATGATCAGTTTTCAGATGGTGAAAACCCAATGATTAATCAATTGGCCCAATCGATGGCAAAGGGGCGTGGAACGGCTCCGGAAACACAAACAATAAACCCGGATGCATTGGCAAGTAAAGTTGCATTAAGCACATCTAAGCAAGTGTATAATTTCCCAGTTGGAGCAAAACTAAAGAGAAATAATAATGAGGTAGACCCACAATTTAAAGATTTCTTTTTGATTAATGTTGATGTTGTTTATGCAACAATAGGAATTCCCGGAGAGGTAGCGTTAGATAAGTTTGGCGGCTCATATAGCTCCAGCCGTGCTGCTTTGAAAAGCTGGGAATATAATATGATGGTTTCAAGGGTTAATTTATTAACTGACCAATTTTATAAACCGGTTTATGATTTATGGTTGGATGTAAATATTTTAAAAGGTAATATTTCCGCGCAAGGTTATTTGCTTGCAATGATGAATAAAGAAGTGAATAAAATTGAGGCGTATAAAACATGCAGATTTATTGGCATGGGCGTACCTCACATTGATCCATTAAAAGAAGTAAAAGCCGAGAGGGCAAAATTAGGTAGTGAATTTGATACTGTTCCATTGTCTACAGCGGAGCAGTCATGTGAGATATTGAATACCGGTGATTATAATAATGTAATTAAAAAAGCAATAAATGAAAAAGAGTTGGCTAGTAGCTTTGATGAGTCTCCAGATGATAATGGTGATGGCTCAGGAGATTCAGTTTCCTGAGCAAATTGAGCGATATGATGCAACAAAACCTTTAATGGAGGTTGATCAGTTGCATGGTGGTTACTGGCAAGTTGAGGATACAATTGTGCGTAATGCAATACCTATTGAAAAAAGGGTGCAAGGTATGATTGTAAGTTGGCAGGTATCCGGAAATTGGACCACAAATAGATTTGACGGAGTTGATACGACTAATACGGAGTGGATAAAGTGGAGTAATTGGAATAGATTAGCTTTAGATGGCGATACAATTAATAGCTTCATTCAAGGCTCTGGCGTTGATAATCAAATTGCAGTATTTAATGCTGGTAAAGTAATAGAGGGTTCTCCAAATTTTACATGGGACAGTACAACCTTTATAGTAATAGGTGCTGATGACGGAACGGGTAAAATGTTCTTGGCGAAAGGAAATGGTGGAACTGAAAGAGTTTACATACAAGACAATGGTTACGTCTATATATATCCACCCGTAAATGACAACACAGACACAAAAATATTGATGCGTGATGTTAGTACTGGATTGCTAGAAACTAGGGATGTGTCTTCTCTCCCGTTTGGAACGGGAACAGTAACAGGAACAGGGGTGGCTGGACGGGCTACGTATTGGACAGCGTCTGGGGCAATTGGAAGTGACGCAAATTATTTATGGAGTTCAGCAAATGAATTATTTACATTACGTAATAGCGGAACTGGAACAGATAAGGGATTCAGCGTGCAAAGTACTGGAAGTGTAATAGCCTTTGCTGTTCTGAAAGACGGTTCTTATAAAGGTAAATCAATAGGAGTTAATTATGGAAGTCCATATAATACTTTCTTAGGTAGAATTACGCCAGCATCCCTAACAGGAACAAGAAATGTTGGTGTTGGATCCTCCACAATGGTAAATTTAACATCTGGTTTTGGGAATGCATCATTAGGAGCAAACTCAGGAAATCTAGTCACAAACCAAAGTCAATGCACTTATTTAGGTGCATTCGCAGGCTACACAAACACCACTTCAAACAGGGGTTTTATCTCAACGTCAAACGCTTCTCAAAATGGGGAAGTGAATATGATTTACATTGAATTTGATAACAGTAGGGTAGGTATTAATACACAGTCTGTCACGTCTACTTTCACTTCAAAAGGTACTGACAATACAAACTCTACAACAAATACTTTATTTATAAATTCTGATGATGTTACGCTACTCCAAATAAAAAATGGGGGTGACATAATTACACCAGGCAATCTTACTACAAATGCTATTTTACAATCAGATAGTACGTATATCCAAAACGGCATAACAACATATAATGCAAGTTTTTCGTTAGGTGCAAACGATTCAATAGCATTGCCACAAGGGAATCTCTTTGGTCATGTATGGGTAGAGGACGAAACTGATGCTGCATGCTTTAGAGTGAATGAAAGTACTGGTGTAACAGCTATAAAATGGGGTGATGCTACCAGTAATAATACAGGTAATGAAATAACTATTGTAAATAGATCAGGTACACCGTATCTCAAAAGTCTTTACGGAGTAACAAAATCTTTTAGCTTTTCAATAAAATATAAAATATGAAAAAATTAATTGTACTATTTGCTATTTCTTTACTATGTAATATTATAGCAGGGGAATCAAAAAAAATAAACGCTCAGACATTTGAGTGTGACACCTTAGTTGAAACAATACAAGATCTACCTATTAATGGTGGTGTAGATATTTATTTCAAGCCATTCTTTGGTGTTGGTGAATATTATACAACAGATACTCTTGTTAATTATGGGGTAGAAAAAATAGCATCAAATGCTTGTATTCAGTTTATCCCATATTTTAGATTTGGTAATCCTGATACAACAGTCAAGTTTAGGTTTGAGTTATCATATAATGAATCTTCATTAGGTAATTACATTCCAGTATTTGATAAGTTCGACAATCCATTTAGTGAAATTGATATAACGCTTACACAATCTCAATATAACTTGCTTTCATATGAGGTGATGGATAGTATTTCTAAAGCCAACATTCAATACTATATGGGTGGTAATCTGTCTAAGGAAGGGACTATTGATAGTGTTGTTGAATACAGTTATAAATTTGAAAAGAATGGTACTCATATAGCACTAAAGTCTAATAGAACGGATAAGTATTTCTATAGTTATAAAAAGACTTATACTTCTACCGAATTAAGAAATCTTACATTTCAGGGAATGGGTCTAGACAATTATGATATATTGACTTATGAATATGGTAATAACATAAATATAAAATAACATGAAACACTTATTATTATTTCTACTTCTTATTATCAATGTATCTGCATTTTCACAGTTTAGTGTAGATGATGGTTGTTTTACCATAGATAGTAATTGTAATGCTACGGTTAATGGTAATATAAATTTTCCTAAAGATGATGTGCAGTTAAATATCGGTAATAATGTTAATAGTTATGTGTCGGAATTTGGAGTTCAAACAAGATTATCAGGAGATCAATATCTAGGTTTTATGATTAACGGAAGTATTATATGTTATATGAACTCTACATCTTTTTACCCTCTTACCTCAATCCCTTCTTTGGGAAGTGTAGCAAATAATTGGAGTACTGGTTATATTAATCAATTAATATCAACAGGCTATGCGGCAAGGTCATGGGGAATGACAAGAGCAACAAGCGGAGCTGGTAAGTCACTAACTATAAATAGTGGGGGCGCTGCAAGTGGCAGTACAGATCAAGGAAGTGCTGGCCTAGTATTACAAGCAGCGGCAGCTACAACAGGAGATGGAGGTGCTAATATTTACATTGAAACAATTGCAAGCGGTCAAGGCACTGGGACGACAGATAGGATGCCTGACACTGTAGCTGTATTTAGTGGTACAGGAATGGACTTATACGGTACATTCACGCTAGATAGTTTAATGAACATCTCAATAGGATCGGATACTACATACAATAAAGCATTAGGAAACATTAAACTAAACGATGCAGATAGTACACTTTATATGTATGACGGTAAGAAATGGCAAGCACTATTCACAAGATAAATAATAACTATGAAAATTCAATACAAGAACACTAGCATTACAATTTCAGCAAATGCATTTGGAACTATCAATAACGGGATTAGATATTCTATATCGTCAGATATGGCAGATGCAGAAGATATGCAAGCACTATTTGAAGGTGTACAGTTTAATCTAAGGTCCGGTTTGCTTACAAGCACTGACATAGTTCAAGTGCCGAATATGTGGGAGATCATAAACACAGTACAGATCGAAGCGTCAGACGTAGGAAAGACGGCTCAGGACGTTATAAAGACATGGACTGTTAACATGATTTATCAAATGAATCTTTTAAACTTAGATTTAAACGATTGGGCGATAGTTGAATAATTAACACTTTGAAATTTAAAGTAAATGGAGTATTTAAGTCCGATAACGTCAATAGTAACAATTATAGTTTTCTTATTCGGTGCATTCAAAATATATGTCCGATTAGATAAGGAAAATGCGTTATCTAATGCAAAAGATGAGCAGCAAGATAAAGAGATTAGCGAATTAAAAGCAGATTTCAAAGAATTCAAGAAGCAGAAAACAAGGAGCGAGGCAGACATATATAAAAAAATGGATGAGCATTACCAAAATCTTAGTACTGAAATAGGAAATTTGAGAAATGCTATAATGGAATTTTTAAATAAAAAATAAAAAACTATGGATACTCTAAATTTAGTATTGACAATTATTATTACCGTTTTAACATCTGGAGCATTGGGTTTAAAACTTTCAAAGGCCGCAATCAATAAAGCGGTTGAAGAATCAAAAGAGGCTGTACAATCTTATATGGATGCCAAAAAACCAGAATCCGATGGAGGAGTAAAAATTACGGTAAATGAATATGTTGAGATAGGTAAAAATTCTATTGAGGCCCTTGATGCAATCCAAAAAACTGGAATATTGAAATTAATAAAGAAATTATTTTCAAAAAAAAAGAAATGATTTTCCTATCTAAAAAATTTAAAATCTGTTTTCCTATAACCTTCAAACTTGAAGGGGGCTTTTCAGATCACTCAAATGATCCGGGTGGGGCAACTAAGTATGGAATATCTTTAAGGTTCTTGAAAGGGCTAAAAGATGAAGATGGTGATGGATTTGCAGATGGCGACATTAACAAAGATGGCTTTATTGATCGTAAAGATATTTTAGATTTAACTATTGACGAAACAAAGGCGTTATATTTTAAATATTTTTGGAATCATGGGTATGATGAGATAAATAATATAAATTTATCTTTAGGCATTTATGATATGGCTGTTAACGCCTCGCCAAAGCAAGCGCATAAGATATTGCAAAGGATTTTAAACGTAAAGGATGATGGTTTTATTGGTCCTAAAACGGTTGCGGCTGCAAATACGCATATTTATGAGAAATTAGATTTAATTTATGCCGAGGGTCGCCGGGATTTCTATAAGGGACTAGCATCAAGAAAGCCAAAGTACCACACATTTTTAAAGGGTTGGTTAAATCGTGTTGATTCTTGTTATATTTAATGTATGCGAAATATCGATTATATAATTCTTAGTATCATTATAGTACTATGCTCATATAGCAAAAAAAACGTATATACCGCGGAAACATCAAGAACATGTAAAGCGGCAAATAATGAATAAAGAATGGAAACGATTAAAAAGATAGGGTGGATTGTATTGGGTGGCTTAATGGTTGCATTAGGTTTTGTATTGTCAACCTTAACACAAAAGCCATCAACTATATATAAAATTGGAAAGCAGAAAATAAAACGCGGTGGAAATATTAATACAGATTTCCCAATAAATGAAAAGAAAAAACGTAGATTTTCACCATTTAAAAAACGAAACAATAAAAAAACGAAACAATAAAAAAACAATGAAATGATTATGATTTATTGTTGATTTATTATATATATTCTTAATTTTGATTTTTAACTATACAAAAAACGATATGAAAAATTTACTATTACTTTTTACACTTTCAATTTTGTCGTTTGGATCATTTGCTCAAAACAATTTAAAAAAGACTCTATTTGTTGAGTCCAACACATCATCGTTTGGTGGAATTTTGTATGATCATTCATTTGTATATGATTCAACTGCAAATGTTGTTTATATGTTGCCTACTGGTTCAGATGCTAGAGATAATACATTGGATAGTATTTCTGATAAGATTTTACTTAAAGTTGCTACAGCGAAAGACGCAGATAGCTTAGGAGGCACTATTGCGGCAGATTACGCACTCAAAACATACGTAGATGCATCTATTAAAACTGACACATTAACACTTGATAGCTCAGAAATTAAAACGCTTAACTCAGTTCCTATTGAACTACTTGCGGCCCCTGGTGCTGGATATATTTATGATATTTATTCTGTGTTGTTAGATTACGATTATGATAATGCCGCATATACAGGCGATAGTACTATTGCAATCTTATACAACGGGTTAGGAAATTTTGCAGAACAATTGATAGCAATTGATGGCACAGCCGATAAGCAGGAGTTGATGTTAAAAGATGATGTAGCTCCTATAGGTTCAAATAAGGCAATTAATATAAAATCTAAAACATCCGATCCGGTTGGTGCAACTGCTAATGGATCATTAAAAATTTATATTACTTATAGAATTCAAGAGCTATATTAAATATATATGAAAACTTTACTTTTATATACACCTATTTTTAGTTTTGTTTCTAAGGAATTTGTTAATAATTTAAATCAAATACCTGAGAATGAAGATGTAATCGTTAGAGTTAATTCTCCTGGCGGTTCTGTTTTTGCTGGTTGGTCCCTGATCGCAGCGTTAAAAGATCGTAGTGGTAAGTTTAATATGAAGGTTGATGGTAGTGCATCATCAATGGCATTTTATATGGCGTTATTCGCTGATAATGTAGAGGCACTTGATGTTACTCATTTTATGGTACACCGTGCGGATGGTTATGTTGAGACTCAAGAAGACAAAGATTTCCTAGCAACAATCAATAAGGATTTACGTGCTAAAATGGAAAAAAGAATTAACCCGGAAACTTTTAAAAGTGTTACTGGTGTAAGTTTTGATGAAATTTTTGATGCTGAAAAAAGAATTGATGTAAATATTACAGCAAAACAAGCTAAAAAAATTGGTTTAGTACATTCTATTACTAGACTTGATCCAGAGAAATTCGCAGCATTCAACAAGCAATTTGTTGGGTTCTGTGATAATATAACTAACGAGGAAGTTATTACACCCGCGGCAGGGCCAAAGAAAGAAAAAGTTGAATCTAAAAAGAAAAACCCAATGAATAAAGAAGAATTTAAGGCGGCTCATGCTACCGAGCATGCATCTATCGTATCCGAAGGTGTTACAATAGAAAGCGCACGTGTAAAAGCATGGATGGCATTTCTAGAAACCGACCCAAAAGCGGTTAAAGAAGGAATTGAAAATGGTAAGTCTGTTGATATGGCTGTTATCGCTGAAATGTCGGTAAAGGCAATTGCAAAAGCAAAAGCCGGAGCAATCGAAAATGATAGCCCCGAAGGAACACCAACGCCAAAAGAAGAAACGCCGGAAACTATTGCCGCAAAAGAAGAAGCAAAATTTTTAGCTGAAATGAACGATGCCGCCGGTATCAAAAAAGTTGAGGAGACAAAGTAATGAGTGATATAGCAAATGTTGAGCAAACAAGAAATAAACTTGTAACAAATTACGATACTACCAAGTTTTTACTTGGCAATAATGAATATCAAATTGCTGCATATACTGATTCTGGAGCCGGCTCAACTCTTACTGAGGGTTTAGTTATGGGCCAAATCGCTGCAACAAGAAAAATTATTGCACTTGATCCGGCCGCGGTTGATGGTTCGGATAAACCAGTTGGATTGAATATTACAGAAAAAACAGTTACCGCAGCGGCAACCGTTTCAAATGTAAACATGGTTAATAAAGGTAGAGTGGCAGAAAGCCAACTAACTTTTAAAGCTGGTGTAACACTAGACTCCGTTATTGATGGTCAAACCTTACGTGCTAGGTTGAACCAAATGGGTGTAGTGTTAGAAGGTGGCACGGAATTAGCTGCATACGACAATCAATAAAAAAAGGAGATATAAAAAATGAGTATTCCAATTCAACAAGCAAGAAAATTATTTACTACTGCAACAATGCAGAAGTACAAAGAAGTGGTACCATCATCTTCTTTTTTAAAGTCTTTCTTTGATGTAAAGACATATGTAACAAAAAGCCTTAGTATTGAGGTCCAACGTGGTTCTGAATACATCGCAGTAGATGTTGAGAGAAGTAGCGAAGGAAACCGTAATACAATGGGTAAATTTACGGAAAAACAATATATTCCGCCTTTCTATAAAGAGGTATTTGATGCAACAAGTTTGGATCGTTATGATATCGCTTTTGGTCAACCGGAAAATATTGCCCCAACAACTGTTGGTTATCTTGCATCTGATGTTGCTGAAAAAATCAGCATGTTAAGAGAAAAGATTGAAAGAGCAAAAGAGTTGCAATGTGCGCAAGTTTTTGAAACTGGTATTGTGACCATGTATAATGGTGATAATATCGATTACAAACGTAAAGCAACATCATTGGTTGATCTTGGTGGTGCTGGTGGTTATTGGTCCGTTGCTGGTACTGATATTGACGCGCAAATTTCCGCGGGTGGTGATTTCATCCGTACATATGGAAAAAATAGCGTTAAGGAAATGAATTTGGTTATGTCCGGTTCTGAATTTGCCGCATTAAAATTAACTGATTGGTGGACAGATACAGTAAACTGGAGACGTGCAAGCCTAATGGATATCAAAATGCCTCAAGCAGATGCAAATGGTGGTGTTTATCATGGTGAAGTTTCTGCGGGTTCTTATCGTGTACATCTTTGGACGTATGACGAAATTTACAACGCTGCATCTGGTGGAGCAATAACAAGATATATGCCAGAAAATAAAGCATTTTTAACACCAGTAAAAGGAACACGTTTTGATCTTGCTCATGCTGGAGTACCGGCAATAATGACGGATAAGAAAAACGCAGAATTTCCAAGATACATTGCACAAGTTAGCGGTGAATATTACTTGAATAACTATATTGATGAGAAACGCACCGCGCATGATTTTGAATTGTATTCAGCGCCGTTAGCAATTCCAGTATCAGTTGATATGATTTACACAATGCAAGCATTAGCATAAACAGGAGGTAAAACTATGGCAAAAGTAAAGACTTATATGTTAGTAGCCCTTTCCATTCATTTGAATGGAAGGGTTTACAGAAAAGAAAATGGAGACATTTTTGATAGTGAATCTTATTCTGTTAAATTGCTAGAAGATGCCGAAAAGGCTGGTTTTCTTAAAGCCGTTTCTGGTAAAGAAGTTGAGGCATTTTTAAAAGAAAAGGCAGAAGCTGAAAAAGCTGAGTTGGATCGAATCGCGAAAGTAAACGTAGAGATCAAAGCCGACAAAGAGGCAAAGGCTGAAAAGAAAGCTGCTGACGAAAAGAAAGCTGCTGACGAAAAGAAAGCTGCTGACGAAAAGAAGTCTAAAAAATAATAATACTTGTTCTTTGAAAAATGAGTTTAGATAATGCACGTAGGGACTGGTTGGAATTCTCGCAAGGTGGATTCGCTGTTGATTTGACGTTAACTAATCCAACCAACCTTACTGTGCAAATCAAAGGTTTTGCAACCACTCATCATTTAGGAATTGATCCGGAAAACGGCCAACCCGTAAATACTAAAAATGCACATGTTTCATTTGCTGAGTCTTTATTGGTTGATTTAGCATATCCGGTTAGAGATGCAAGTGGTGATGTTTCAATGGTAGGGCATAAAGTTAGTTATAAGGATAGCACAGATACAATTCAAGATTATAGAATTGATGATGCTATGCCGGATGAAACGATTGGAATGATTGTTTGTACTTTAGGAGATCAAGTTTAAATGGCAAATATAAATAACATAATCCCAACTCTTAATTTTGAGTTAATACGTGATAGGATTGCCGAGATATTAACGGTAGAACTAGCACGGCAATTTGTTCTAACTGGAGATGAAATTTATAATGCAACCGTTTGGCTTGAAAGATTTGTTGCATTTGATAAGGCGGATATGCCACTGTTAAATGTATATTTTGTTAATTCAAATCATGAAAATTTCACGGTGCAATCAGGCAACACATCATTATCTTTAAATATTGATGGTTATGTTTCCGGGAAACATGTAAATGGGATTGATGGCGACAAGAATGCAAGCATAAATTTACAAAAACTTTTGGGTGCGGTATCATATATTTTGCAACATCCTTATTATTATAAACTCGATTTTGCAAGTGGCATAATTAGAAATAGACAAATTTCTGATATGATCATTGCACAACCAAAAGAAAAAGATGCAAGGCACATTGCAAACGGCCGCCTTGTTTTTAAGGTCGAAACTTGTGAAGATTATGGAGCATTAGAGGCAATTGATGCCGGAGGATATGACACACAAGTAAAATTAAATGAAACTGAAAAAGGATTTTATTACAAAACTAATAATTAAATAAAATGGCAATAAGTACGGCAGTAAGTATTGATAGAATTTCAAGAATAGTAGGATATAAATTAAAGGCCGCAAATTTTGCGCCTGACGTTCCATATCTACCACAAAGAATTATTGTATTAGGTGAAGCGAATACAGCAAATCAAGGTGGTCTTGCTGCTGAAATGTTTGATTTTACAAATGCAAAAGAGGTTGGTGATCGTTATGGTTACGGATCACCATTACATCAAATGGCCCGTATTTTACGCCCTCAAAACGGCAATCTATTGGGAGGTATTCCAACGGTTATTAGTCCTCAAATATCCGATGTTGGAGCAACTGCAACGGTTGTAAAGGTTGGAGTTACTGGTACGGCAACGGCAAATGCTACGCATTATATTGTTGTTTCTGGTAGAGATAATGTAGATGGTGAATCATATGCAATTAATATTGTTCTTGGAGATATTGCCGCAGCAATTGAGGCAAAAATTGTTGATGCAATAAATGGTGTTTTAGGAGCGCCAGCAACCGCCGCAGATAATGCCGGCGATATTGACATTACAAGTAAATGGGAAGGTGTAACCGCCGCAGAATTAAACGTATCTTTTGATACTGGAAACAATGCCGCCGGTATAACATATGCAGAAATTTCAAAGGTTCCCGGCGCTGGAGTTGTAACATTAACCGCAACATTAGCACTATGGGGTAGTGATTGGAATACTTTAGTAATTAACCCATACACGGATTTAATTGATGAGTTGGAAGTTTTTAATGGCGTTCCTGACCCAGTTACTCCAACCGGACAATATACCGGAATTATATTTAAGCCGTTTATCGCATTGTTTGGTTCTGTATTAGATACTAAATCAGGATTGGTTGCAATAACTGATGCATCCGCAAGGAAATCACAAGTAACAAATGTACTTTGCCCGGCCCCTGCATCCGCGGCACACACTTGGGAAGCTGCAGCAAATGTTGGTGCAGTAATTGCGCCTATTTTCCAAAAGAGCCCACATACACCTGTATCAGGTCGGTCTTATCCAGATATGCCAGTACCGGCAGATGGAGACATTAACGAAATGACCGCATACGACAATCGAGATTATTTAGTAAAGCGTGGATGTTCAACCGTTAATTTAACAAACGGTAAATTTACAATTGAGGATTTAATTACAACTTACCATCCAACCGGAGAGGTACCACCACAATTTAGGTATCCACGTAATTTAAATATTGATTTCAATGTACGTTACATGTACTATTTATTAGAGATTGTAAATGTTGTTGATCATTCAATTGCGGCATCAGATCAACCAATAAGAGTTGATGGAGTTGTAAAGCCAAAGCAATGGAAGCAAGTTTTAAATGATCTTGCCGATAATATGGCCGAAAAGAATATGATTATTGATCCTGATTTTATGAAGGATAGTATTAAAGTTGCAATTTCTACGGTTAATCCTGATAGAATGGAAACATATTTTGAATACAAAAGATCAGGTACGGTAAGAATCGCAAGTACAACCGCTGCGGCTGGATTTGCATTTGGAGTTGAATAAAAATAATTTAAAAGGATAAGAAAATGAGCTACGAAGGCGGTGATAATATCGAAGTAACGTACAACCACCCAACATTGGGAAATGGTACAATCTATTGCAAATCGGCAGAGGATGGAACATTTAATCCGGGTGGGTTCCGTTCAAACGATGATGATAATATGATTTCTGGAGATGGTCAAATGATTGATCAAATCAACCGTGTTAGATGGTCTTTTGAAATGACAATTGCGTGGGATATAACCGATGTTGATGAGGTTACAAAGTTATCTTCATTAGCCGGGTCGCCAGTTGAAACAAATTGGACAATCAGTAATGTATCCGGTGCTATATGGGCCGGAAAAGGAAAACCGGTTGGAGATTTAAAAGGTGCAACAAATCAATCAACAGCACCTGTTAAATTAGCCGGTAGTGGATTATTAAAAGAAATATCTTAATTTAAAAAAAGCGAATCATGGAAAAAATTTCGAGAGAAGTGGCCGTTATTGAATTTAACAAATGGTTAGATTTCAAAAAGGTTAAAACGTCAAAAAGAGAAGAAAGCAAGGAACAGGGAGAGCATATTATCTCTGCTATTTCAGAGGGTTTTATTACTGTTGATGATCAGTGTAATTTAATTCAAACGTTGGAGCACCCAATTACAAACAAAGATGGGGAAACAACTTTTTCAGAATTAAAGTATAAGCCGAGAATATCAGTAAAGCAACTTAATATTAAATTAAAGGGTTGTAAAGCGGATGATGTAGATGGTAGAGTATTGGCATATGCTGGGGCTCTTACTGACGAAAACACAAGCATTATTGGTTGTTTAGATACGGAGGATTACCGTATTACAAGTAATATTGTAATGTATTTTTTGTAGAAATAGACCTTAATTGCATCATTAAAACATTGGCTAGGGTGTACAAGTGGACACCTAGCACGATAGAAGGTCTATATATTGATAATATTGATTGTAATGGTATAATTTATTGGTGGGAAGATGCGAAAGAATACGTAAAAGAAATAAGTAAATCAGGCGGGTTAGGATTGTAACATGGCAACGACTTTAATAGCGGCAACTAAATTTACAGCAGTCGATAAATTTTCGGCCGTTGTTACTAAGATGGCAACGCGCACAAAAACGTTTGCTAGAACTGCCGTTACCTCATTTAACAAAGTACAAAGGGCGGAACGTAAATTACGTTCCGGACTTAAAAAATCATTAGGACTTTTTGGAAGGTTAGGGCTTGCGGTTTCCGCACTCACTATATTAACGGTCGTTGGAACGGCCACGGTGCAACTTGATAAAAATCTAAAATCTTTATCCGCAATTACCGGTGTTGTTGGCGCGCAATTTGTAGGTTTTGAAAAGGAGATTGATGCAGTTTCAAAACGTCAATTAATATTTGCTGGAGATACTGCAAAAGCGTTTGAGTTAGTAGGTAGTGCAAAGCCTGAATTATTGGATAATGCTGCAGCATTGGGTAAAGTTACGGAGGCCGCAATAATACTTGCAAAGGCTGGTGGTATTGAGCTTGGTGATAGTGTTAAATCATTAACCGTATCAATGAATCAATTTGGAGTGGGAGCCGATAAGGCATCAGAATTTATTGATATATTGGCAACGGCTCAACAAAAAGGATCAGGTACTATACAATATTTATCTGAGGCCATGGTAAATGCCGGCGGTACATCAAAGGCATTTGGTAATTCATTTTCTGATACGGTCGCAATTTTAGAGGGTTTTGCAAAGGCTGGCGTACCATCAACGGAGGCCGGCACACAATTAGCTGGTATTTTATCAAAATTATCAAAGGTTAGTAAAAAGGAGTTTAATCCACAATACACTAAAGCCACTGATATTATCAATAATTTAGCAAAGGCAAATTTATCATATACTGATTTGTTAAAAATGACCGATGTCAGAGGGGCTAAATGGTTGACAACTATCATAAATCAAAACCAAATTGTGCAAGAATTGACCGGAAATTTAAATGATGTTGGTAATGCTCAAAGGGTGGCGGATGTGCAAACAGCATCATTGACCGATAAATGGAAAGCGATTGTAGCAACATTTAAAAATGCTGTTACCACTACGGATTCAAATAGCGAGGCATTAAATTGTATTAAAGATATAATGACGAAAGTAGCAAAAAATATGGGTACTGTAGTCAAGGTGGCTGTGGCTGTGATTGGTATTTTTATAGCACTAAGCGCGTTTGTGTTACTCGGTAATGCTGTTTTACTGGCTTATGAAGGCATTTTGGCCGCGGTAACTGCCGCCCAATGGCTTTGGACCGTTGCAATGAGTTCAAACCCTATTAGTTTGATTATTATAGGCGTGGTGGTTCTAATTGCCCTTATAGCGTTAATTATAAATAAATGGAATTCGTGGGGTGCTGCAATATGTATTTTTCTAGGTCCATTAGGATTGATAATATCACTAATTCAATCATTCCGTAGAAATTGGGATATGATAAAAAAATCATTTTCTGAGGGTGGAATTTTAGAAGGATTCAAGGCGATAGGAAAAGTAATTTTAGATTCTGTATTAATGCCATTACAACAATTGATGCAACTTATTGCAAAAATACCCGGCATGCAAAAAAGAATGCAACCGCTTATTGATAAAATGCAAAACTTTAGAGAGGGGTTAGGTGTTAATACAACAACTGATGAATCAGGGAAGCC